ACATACTTACGACCCTGCTTTTCATAGTAGATCTTTTTCGTCATTTTTAAGTCCGTTGCTGTGTGTATCTCTTACATTATCCAAATCTTGGAATAGGCTTTTTTCCTGCTGTGTTAGTTCTTTAAACGTCTTACGAGGATTACCGCACATTACACAATTTGGATTGCCACAATTCATAGCATGATGTTTGGCAAACTTATGTGGCTCTTTTACAGGAACGCCAAAAGTTTTAGCAATTTTTAACTGCTTTTTGACAGCATTTTCGTCTTTTTGACGACGACGGCTATGTCTGCGCTTCTCTTGCTCTGTTGACATTGCTAACTCCTTATTTTCATTATACAGAAATTAGCAGCCAAAATCAACATTTTATTTTACCGAAATGTCGGGCGGCGTAATTTCAATTTTTCCCGGACCTGGTTCATTGCCAGCAAAAACATTTTCGCTGGCTCTTTGTAGTGTGTAACCCCGAGCAGTTACAGAACCCTGTATAGCTACAACTTTATTTTCTGCATAGACCGTGGGAATAGCAGACACTATGATGTCACCCTTGTTTGGCTTGGTAGTAATAATACTAGAGACAATGGTAGTTTTTTTGTTGTTGGTAAACACTGTGTTAGCACCGGTGCCTACAATACCGCCGGCTTTGTCAACTTCTACCCTGCCCACGCCTTTGAATGTCATTGTGGTACTTTTCCTGTTTTAATTTGACTAGCAGTTGATTTCAAACTGGGAGGAACTATAGCCAGTATAGAATCCTTAACTTTATTTAAGTAAACGCCTACAGTTTTATATACTTCGGTGCCAGCAATCCAAGTCTGGGTTGATTTAACAGTAGAAGTAATAAATCCGTTTACCATGCCTGAGGTTCGAGCAGCATCGTTTAACTGTATTGCTTCTTTTACCGACTGTTTTACCTGCTCTTTTAATTCAGGTAATTCCGGATTTTCTCCAGAATAGGCTCTATGAAAATTGTTGTATAAAATTTGATTTCCAGATTTACTAGCCAGTATTAATGTTTCCTGATTTATTGCGGCTGTTCTTGTGCCTATGGCAGTATTAAGATTTTGTAAAGAACTGGCCAGTGCCTGTTTTTGATCTGCTATTCTACTTAGATTACTATTAATTTCAGACAAATTGGCTATCAAAGAGCCAGGCAGATTTGGATTACCTATCTGTGTGCCTAGAGAGGCAATTAATGCTGTGAGCTGAGCCGATAGAGCCGAAACAGCAGCGGCATGTGTTTCTGCTACGGAAAATACGACGGGCCTGAAAGGAGGCAGGTAGGTATATTTTGGAAATAGTCCTAGAAAGCCTCCGCTGACTCTGACCTTTAGAGGAATAGGCAGATTACTAGTCCCAGGTTGAGGTATAGCTACTGCTACCTGCTTTTGCCCGAATGCCATAGTTAGGTAGGTGCCTTACCAGTCTTGAGTATACTGGCGATTGATTTACCACTAGGTAACTCAACAGCCAATACAGCGTCCTTGGCTTGAGTAACATAGCTAGCCACAGTTTTATATGCCTCTGTTCCTGCTATCCAAGTAGCTGTACCTGATACAGTAGTGTTAATAAAACTGGTAACAGCACCATTTAGAGTGCTGATAGCATTAAACTGTATACCTTCTTCTACTGCGGTTTTTAATTGTTCTTTTAGCTCAGGCTCTTTAGGCAAAGGTAAGTCTGCTCGCTTTAATGCTTCTTTGGTGACCTGTGTTTGAAAATTATTTGTTTTAATCTGATTAACAGCCAACATAGCCTGTATGGCATTGTTGTTAACAGTTGCCACAGCCATTGTTCCTATAGATTTATCTAAGTCACTGATTCCTTTGGCAATGGCTTTATTTTGATCAGCTATTCTAGTAAGATTAGCGTTGATTTCAGACAGAGAAGCCAATACTGTGCCCGGCACTTCGGGTTGACCGATCTGAAGAATAATGGCATTAAGTCCAGCTGTAACAGCAGGGGTTAATACCGTACTGATAGCAACAGCGGTATCATCTGTAACTGTTGCGGTACCTGGACCGGTCATTGTAACTATACTGGGCATAGTTCTCTCCTTTTAACTAGGTATTTATCGTAGTGCTATACCTGTGGTGCCTTGTAGATATTGATCGGCAGCTTCTTTCTTACTAGGAGCCATAGTAAAAATATGCGCTTTGAGCAGTGTAAGAGTATCCTTAGAACTCAAAAACATCCAAGGCATCATACCTAGTCCCTGTGGACCAATTGTAATAGCCAGAGGCTTTTCAATTTTAACTTCTTCAGCATTTTCACTTTCAAATCTAGCGATTAGTTCGTCGCCGTTGATAAGTTTTAAGCTGATAATATCTCCCTGGGAGAATCCTTTTTCAATTAACATTATTTCCCTTTTCGTCTACTTCTATCCATGAATGGTCACCTAACCATTTTACCCTACAGATATATTCATAATTTATCGGAGCACCTGTACACCAATCTGTAGGACCCAGGTGTGCAAGTCTTGTGAAATTCTTTTGTGTATCAAATACTAGCCAATAAATCTGTCCATGATAAATTTGAAAATCATACTTGGCAGCATGAACAGCATCGGTTATTTCTAGTCTACGTTTTATTTGTTGAGCCTGCTTTTCTAAAACTTTAACCAGCTCCATGATCCTATCGTATTCCTGTTGTGCGTGCATTCTGGCCACATTGACCATAATGTCTTTTTGTTTTTCAACAGGTACTAGATCAAACTTGAAACCTCCTGCTTCTGTGGCATAAGGTGTGACATTTCTATTAAAGAACGTGATAAGAGAACCTCCCACTTCGGCATCATAACTTGTCCTGCCTTTGGCGAGATTAGATCTAGGTTCTGACTTATCATCTTGATTCACTGGTCTTCTTCTTTAGGAGGCATTTGACAAAGAGCTTCTAGTGTTTTATAATGCTCGTAGGCCTTACGCAGAGCTTCAAAGTGTTCTAACTTTTCTGGATCCGGTTGTAGTATGGATAAACGCTTTTCAATAGTTTCTAACATCTGTCCCAAACTACGACCCTTCCACTTTATATCGCCTTCAAACTCTGCATCACCGTTAACATGTAAACCAGATTTATCATTGCTTGTAGAAATTACATAGGGGTTATTACTCCAGCTAGGTCCAGTACCATTGCTGATATAATATGATCCCGATGCGCCCAATGCGCCCGTGTTGATTGTGGTGTTGTTATAGGTAAATGTATTACCGGTATATTGCATGTTACCAGATAATCCGCTAAGGTCTATGGTATCATCAATCTTGATTATATCATCAATGTTGACTTCATTTAAATTATAATCAGTATCACCTACAGATATAATAATATCATTGTCTGATGTTTTATCCATTTAGGTGTGCCTTTAATTCAGTGAATCCACCAATTAACTGCCCATCTAAAATAACCTGCGGTACAGCTCTGGCAGTGGGAATTTCTTCTAACAAATCTTCTTTAGACCAGCCATCGCCAATTTTACGTTCTTCAAATTCAATACCTTTCATTTGAAGCAGTGCTTTGGCTTGGTCGCAGTAGGGACAATGATACTTACTCCAAACAACAGCTTTCATTGGTTATCTATCCTTTCTATTTCTACTAGTACATTAGCATCTACAAGCTCTTGAATAACCTGTTCAAAAGATTTTAATAATTCGTGATCGGCAATTAAAAAATCATCCGACTCTGAATCCTTAACTATTTTACTTAATTTTAATACTATAACATCTTGTTGTATTTTTGCCATACACTACCTCATAAATCGGGCAATTCTTCATAGTCCACAGCATCGCTCATTACGCCAATAACATAATTTGTTGATTCGTTTTCTTGAAGTGCTGTCTGTTTCTTGTTGATATTCACATGCTTATTAAACCAAGGAATAGGACTGGTCTTTGGATGATCGTTTTGATACTTAATACCAATTTCTTTTAACTTCATAAAGGCTGTGTAGTCTACAAAGTCTTTGAGAATATTAGCATTCAGTCCAATAACTACACCCTTCTTGAATAGATAGTCTGCCCACGACTTTTCTTCTTCGATAACTTCCATATATAATTTATAGACTTCATCGCGACATTCGACATCTAATTGGGCGAAATCAGGATCTTCCTTGGCTACTTGATTAATTATCCAACCAGTCCATTCAGCATGTAAAATTTCATCCTGTAAAATTAAACTGATAATGTTGCCGTTACCAATATAGATCTTATTTTCTACCATTGCAAGACTGGTAGCAAAACTGACCATGAACCTGAGGGCTTCGAGGGCGTAGGAGGCATGTAGTGCCATCCATACGGCTCGCTTGTGTTCCATAACAGGAATTTCTTCGCCCAACTCTTTACGACAATTGAGTAGGTGTAGCAGATCATAGTAACGACCAATATTAGCTGCCATACTAGCAATTTCAGCCGTGTCGTGGATTTTATTGAATTCTTCTTTAGGTACACCATAGACATTCCTTATGATATGACTATAGCTCTTACTGTGAATACTGGTTTCAAAGAACCCCCATGTCAGCGTAAGAGCTTCTAATTCTGGGATTGAACAGACTGGTCCAAACACCTGACTGGGCGCACGACCTTGAATACTGTCTAGGGCTGTCTGTCGTAGTAGGTTACTGGTAAAGATGTGTTTAACAGCTTCACTGGCTTCCTTGTGATCAATTTTATCTTTGGTTAGGCTTATTTCTTCTGGTACCCAAAAGAATCCCCGAGCCAGTTCTTCAAATTTTTGAAGTTTAGGATATTTGACTTCTTCAAATCTCTGTACTGTTACTGGACCTTCTGGATCTAAAAACATATTTCTTTTTAGATAGTTTGTAGGCTTGGTTAAATTATATTGTTGTATACTCATAGTAGTAGTCTCTGTTAAATCGGTGTGCGATAATATCAGGCGCTGATATTGGTTTTTTATTCATTATATAATCATATACACTCTGTGCATAGACTTCATTTGTTTCTTCAGTAAAATGACAGGCTATTGCTTCCTGTCGTTCTATGTAATTATTTTGTGTTTGGTCTGTAATTCCAAAATACTTTCTCTGTGCCCCTAAGAATTCCCAACAGCTTGGACTAGCTCCTAGGTTCAGCTGTTGCTTAAGAGTATTTAACATACTGAAATCTTCCTGGAAACAGGGCAGAACAATAATATTGGGCACAGTGGCCAGCAAATTTCTAATGAGACAGTCCTGAGCAGTTTTTAAAAATTCATCATCCTGCACAATAAAATGATTTTCTAAATGTGATAGCATTTCTTTTTCACTATCTAATAGCTGACTATCTAATTCTGTTTTCATCATACTGGCAGTTCTTAGAGATGGTACATAGAATCTTTTTGGACCAGTCATTGTAAAGGTAAGATGGCGAGTATACCTACCATAGTGAGTCACCAGCAGGATATTTAGATCATACTCTCGATATTTTTCTAAAAGGGTTTTGTAACTATGAAAAGTCGACGACCCGGCTTGACCGTAGCATGTAACCTGTGCGTTATACAATCGCCCTAGAATGTTATACCAATGAAAATGCTTTGTTTGAGGTGAGCCTTCGGCAAAGCTGTCACCATAGATAGCTATCTTCATAGTTTACACGCTTCGCAATCTTCTTCTATGGTTTCAGCAAGAGATATTCCCGACTGTAGCTCAGTTAGCTGTACTTCGTTGGTTGTGGTTACATTTATTTTTGCGCCAATTTTATTAATTAGACTGTAGTAGATAGTCTTTAGGCCCCACTTGTGTGCCAGCATGAGATTTTTTGCTATCAGTGTCCCTGGAACTTTTCCGTCTCGAAAATTAGCCGGATTATAAAATGTATTGGTGCTAAGACTCTGATCGATATACGCAGCCAAAACTGCCGCAGTTTTCAAATAGTTCTGGCAGTCCTGTTGATCCCACATTAACTGATATCTATTTTTTAATTTTTTATAATCTGGTACCACCTGAACAAACGATCCAGCCTTTGATTCCTTAACACTAATCAATTCCATAGGCATTTCAATTCCGTTGGTTGAATTTAGAACAACTGAGCTAGACTCAACTGGTGCCACAGCCATTAATGTTCCATTTCGAATGCCGTGTTGTTTCATTTTTTCTCTAAGCGTTTCCCAATCAAGGCTAGGTGTAAAATCTGTAAGTTCGTCGACACCCTTGCTTCTTCTTTCCCAGGGAAAGACACCACGGCCATAATAGGTATGTTCACTTCGCCGGCAAGCACCACGTTCTGCCGCAAGCTCTACACTCATTTCAGTTAGATAGTAGGCCTGATGTTCCATCCATCGTTTAACTTCGGCAAGACTATCTTTCTCTCCATACCTAAGACTCTTGCGAGCGTGCCAGTAGGCAAGGTTAGTAATACCTACACCCAGTGGTTCAAAATCTTCATTGGCTAAACGGCTTTGAACACTGAGAAAGTCTTGATAATTAAGAAGATTGCTTAGACTGCGTACCAGTACACGACAGGCCTTACGCATGTCCTGTGGATTGCGGAATGCTCCCCAATTTATTGACCCAAGAGTACAAAGAGCAATTCGTCCCTCTGGATCTTCAATTCTTTGGAAAGGACGGGTGGGTAAAAGTATCTCCTGGCATAGGTTTGATTGATATATGGGATCAGTTTTTGTGTCAAATGGACCTTGATTGATGACGTTGTCGACATTGACAAGATAGATGCGCCCAGTATCAGTGCGTTCTTTAAGGATTCCATTCTTGAATATCTCATCTGCCGATACAACTTTTTTCTTCTTTGTCTTATCTTGCTCATATCGTGTGTACAACTTTTCAAATTCTTCTGTGTTACGATAAAAGGCTTCATAGAGATCCGGCACTTCATGGGGATCAAAAAGTGTGATAGTCTCT